TGCAGTACTTTTATTCTACGATAGTGAGTTCGGTTCACCACAGTCATACTTTGAACAATTTGGTATCGATACTTCTCGTGTACTCCACACCCCTATTGCGAACGTAGAAGAGTTAAAGTTTGACTTAATCAGTCAACTTGAAGAGATTGGTGCTGACGATGACGTTATCATTGTAATCGATTCTATCGGTAACCTTGCGTCTAAGAAAGAACTTGATGATGCATTGAATGAGAAGTCTGTTGCTGATATGTCACGTGCCAAAGCATTGAAAGGTCTATTCCGTATGGCAACACCATACTTGACTATGCGTAGTATCCCATTACTTGCAATCAATCACACATATCAAGAGATTGGTTTGTTCCCTAAAGCAGTCGTATCTGGTGGTACAGGTATCTATTACTCTGCTGATAACATCTGGATTCTTGGTCGTCAACAAGAGAAACAAGGTCAAGAGATTGTCGGTTACAACTTCGTAATCAATGTCGAGAAGTCTCGTTATGTAAAAGAGAAGTCTAAGATTCCGATTGGTGTATCATGGGATGGTGGTGTACAGAAGTATTCTGGTTTACTTGATGTTGCTATGGCAGGTGGATATGTTATCAAACCAAGTAATGGTTGGTATCAGAAAGTAGACAAAGAGACTGGCGAATTGATTGATGGTAAGTATCGACTCAAAGATACACTGAACGCAGACTTTTGGGATCCTATTCTTGAGTTTACAGACTTCAAAGAGTTTGTTACAAAACAGTTCAAAATTGGGTTGCCAACAGTGGTAGATCCTGATACAATAGTAGAAGTTGCAGATGATTAATATCGAGAAAGCAAGTGAGGGTATCGACTATGAGTTGATACCTGTTGAATATGTAAACAATGAAGCGGCGTGGGATATTCGTATCCTGCGTGGCGAGTTTACAGAATCCGTTTTACGTTATGGTACAATCAAGTTTGATGGTGAACGAGATTGTTTAACTTTTGATTTTAGAGTGGTGAGTTCGCCCGATGCAGATTTAGATTCTAACAATACAGACTTACAAGACTTTGCAGGTCTGATATTGGAAGATGTTCTTGAACGTGGAATCAGTGAAGGTTGGGTGTACGGCACCGAGAAGAAGGATGATAATGGAAATACAATTAGAACAGACGATACTTCGGAATCTACTGACTAATGACCAGTTTGCGAGAAAGGTTGCCGCCTTTCTTGTGCCTGATTATTTTGAAGGTACTTACAAGTCTCTATTCAAAGAGTTTACGAAGTTTATTGCTAAGTACAATCAACTCCCTACTATGGAAGCATTCAAGATTGAAATCGATGAAGGCGACCGACTGAACGATGAACAGTATAGACATGCTGTTGAAATCTTACCAAACATATTTACAAAACAAGATGAGAACCTAGACTGGTTACTTGAACGCACCGAGAAGTGGTGCCAAGACCGTGCAGTATACAATGCTATCATGGAGTCTATTCAAGTTATCGATGGTAAGCATCAAACGTTAACTAAGAATGCATTGCCTGATATACTCAGTAAAGCACTTGGTGTCTCGTTTGATACTAACATTGGTCACGATTATCTTGAGAATATAGAAGAACGTTTTGATTTCTACCATCGTGAAGAAGAGAAACTTCCGTTTGATTTAGATTACTTCAATCGTATCACTAAGGGTGGTTTACCTAAGAAGTCACTGAACATTGCACTTGCAGGTACTGGTGTGGGTAAGTCATTGTTTATGTGTCATGCCGCTGGTGCGAATCTAACCGAAGGTAAGAATGTTCTATATATCACCATGGAGATGGCAGAAGAACGTATCGCAGAACGTATCGATGCAAACTTACTGAATGTTCCTATCGACCAATTAGACCACTTGTCTAAAGATATGTTCTCAGAGAAAGTACGTAACATTGCACATAAGACAAATGGTAAACTGGTTGTAAAAGAGTATCCAACAGGTCAAGCAAATGCGAGTCATTTCCGTGCCTTGTTGAATGAACTGAAACTCAAGAAGAACTTTATTCCTGATATCATTTACATTGATTATCTGAATATATGTGCTTCTGCTAGAATGAAGAGTATGGGCGGTGCGATTAATTCATATACTTATATTAAGTCGATTGCTGAAGAGTTACGTGGTCTTGCCGTTGAATTCGACGTGCCGGTCGTGTCAGCAACACAAACGACTCGTTCGGGTTACGGTAATGAAGATGTTGGGTTGGAAGATACGTCCGAATCTTTTGGACTACCCGCAACCGCAGACTTCATGTTCGCACTTATCAGTAACGAAGAGTTGGCAAACAATGGTCAGATTCTGGTCAAACAGTTGAAGAACCGATACAACGACCCTACTGCATATCAGAGATTCGTAGTTGGTGTCGACCGTTCTAAGATGCGTCTCTATGATGTTGACCAGAACGATTCGCCTTTGAATAAAGACGAAGACAATGGTCCCGCATTTGATAACTCGTCAAGTGGTCAACGGGTAAACTCAGAGAAGTTCGATGGATGGAAAGTATGATAGAATTACCAATAGAACCATGGCACGCGGCACTGATACTTGCAGGTATCATTGCTACTGCATATTATGTTGGACGTAAGTTAGGATTTCAAGAGGGTGTCAATGGCATGGCAGAAACACTTGTCGCACTTGAAATTGTTACAAGACAGGACTTACAAAAATTAGTAGACCTACAAGATGAATGGGATGAGGAAGATAAATAGTGGAAGTAAATTTAGTAGCATTGAGTAAACCAAACGAAGCAACTGGTTGTCACACAGCAAGTGACTTAGTAGCATATGCCGCACGAGTGAGTAATCCTGCTAATCAGAACAACACAGAGACAGCACCACGTCTCTTAAAGTATTTGATTAAGCATAAGCATTGGTCACCATTTGAGATGGTTCACTTAACACTTGAAATCAAAACAACTCGTGATATCTCACGTCAGATATTACGTCACCGTTCGTTTTCATTTCAAGAATTCTCACAACGTTATGCAGTGAGTGAGAACATTGGTGTTGAACGTGAAGCACGACTTCAAGATGAGACTAATCGACAGAACTCAGTTGAAGTTGGTTCTGACAATGACGTTCATCATGAGTGGTTACATGCACAAGGTCGTGTACGTTGGATGGCAGAGAAAGAGTATAAAGCGGCACTCAAGATGGGTATCGCAAAAGAACAAGCACGTGCGTTACTGCCCGAAGGTCTTACAGAGACTACACTATACATGGCAGGTTCGTTACGTTCTTGGATTCACTATTGCGAACTACGCATGGCGAATGGTACTCAGAAAGAACATATGGACATTGCAAAGAGATGTTGGGAAATCATTGTAGGTCATTTCCCTGAACTAACAGAGGCACTAGATAATGGATAGTTATAACAGATTCTTATGTCCCGTCGTTGAAGAAGACGGTGAACTATGTTTAGAATTTTCAGATGAATTGATGGAAGCACTTGACTTATCAGTAGGTGATGTGTTATCATGGGAACCTAGACCAAATGGGGTTTGGGAACTAAAACGTTTCAAAGAGGAGAAACAAGAAGATGAATAAAGGTACAGTAGTAACAGTGATGACAACCGTTGGTGAATACATCGGTCGTCTTGATAAGTTTGAAGATGGGAATGTACATGTTGACAATCCTCGTTTAATCGTTAAGTCACCTGATGGTGATATTGGTTTCGGTCGTGGCGTGTGTATGTCTGCAATCGAGAATCCGCCTAATGTTGTTTTCAATGACGTATTGTTTGTAGTACCTACGAATGACTCATTCGAGAAAGCATGGTTAGAAGCAACCAGTGGCATTATCATATAAACGCCACTTAGCAAAGGCAGTTACTTGGCGCATTGTTGCGTCGGTAACTACCGTCTCTATTGCGCTGTTCTTTGGACTACCAATGACAGCGATAGGTGCAGTATTCTTTGCAGACTTAGTTCTAAAGTTTGCAATGTATTATTTTCATGAACGATTGTGGTATAAACACATAAAGTACGGAGTAGACAATGAGCGAAGTTACGATTAGAAATAAAGAAATTCTTGAAACATTGAATAGTTTCGTTGATGAGTTCTTTTCTAACTATGACGACAATCCTGCCTACAACGTATACAGTTCAGAAGAAGATAAAACTAAGGGCGAGTATTATTGTGGTGAAGAATACTTGACAGAGTGTTTATCACGTGATACACTAGTTGGTGTACCAGACAGACATTGGGCACAACCCATATCTAAAATGGTTCGAGCAGATGATAAGTGGAAACCTTTCATGGACAGAGTTAAGTTTGACTTTGCCGCAGAGATTGGTGCACACACTTCAGCACTATTATCATATTATGCACCAGGCGGTTTTGTTGGTTGGCATACTAACTATGACGCAACTGCATATCAAGTATTATTTACATGGTCTAAGACTGGTAACGGATACTTCAGATATTATGATAAAGAGAAAGACGAGATAGTGACAATTCAAGATGTGCCAGGATGGCAATGTCGTCACTATTATTTTGGACCAGAAAATGAACCGCACAATCATTGTTGGCATTCTGCCTATGCGGGTGATGAACGTATTACCCTAGCATATAAGTTTGTTGGACATGGTGAAAATGATCCACGTGATGCACAAGCAAGACATTTACGTGATATGTTAATTGAGGAGATTGAAAGTGAGTAAGTATACGATTTATAGTACCGTAGGATGTGGTTATTGCATTCAAGCAAAACGTTTGTTAGAGTCTAAAGAAATTGACTTTGATTATATCGACCTAAGTGAGTTAGACGGTGCCGGTAAAGCACAGTTACAAGAGATTGCTGGTATTCCGTTCCGTACAGTACCACAAATTTTTAAAGAGAATGAAGAAGGTCAACTAGAATATGTTGGCGGGTTTACTGAACTAAAAGCGAGTTTATAATATGATTACATTGAATCCTACAGAAAAGAAAGCAGTTGTAAGTGCAGTACAAGAAATGTCTGATTGTATGTTACGCATTGAAGCAGAACGTGAACTGATGAAAGACATCGTTGACGTGACGTTCGAGAAGTATGGTGTTGAGAAGAAGTACTTCAAGAAGTTATCAACTATCTTCCACAAACGTAATCTTGATGAAGTGCGTGGTGAACATGAAACTGTAGAATCATTGTACGAAGATTTGTTCAAGGAGTAGTATTATGCCAGGAAGTGAATATTACGACGAGATTGACAGAATCAATCACACCGTGAGAAATGATGAATACTTTTCACGTATGAAAGAACGTATTCGTAAGATGAATGCCATTGGTTTAGATCCTGATAACACTGCTGATGTCGAGTTGTTTCTTGATATGGAACGTGCAGTAGAAGACCATAAATCTGTATCGATTGACCCTAATGTACAGTCTGTTATTGATAAGTATGAAGAACGTGCACGTGTTGGTTTTGAGAAGTATGGTACTAATACTACTCGTACTGACATTGACTTCATGGGTTGGTTAACTCACTTGCAAGAAGAGTTGATGGATGCAACTATCTACATTGAACGCTTGAAACATGAAATCTAAGATAAAGACTATTATTATAGTATTGACCGCACCAATATGGATACCTGTTGTAATACTATGGAATGCTATATTTGATGACGGTACTATAGTTGATAGTGCTTACGAAGAAACGCGA